TTTGCTGACATCATCAAAGGGACGGCAGGGGCACAAGACCTGTCCGCCACATCCGACAGTGACGATGAATGGCTCATTGTTGGGGTCGAGATCACTGAGGAAGTTACTGGCGTCACAGTCACCCCAGCCGAACTCGATCTTGCCTTTTCTCTCCCTGCCCCCACCATCAAAGTAGCTCCCACCGCCACCCCTGCTGAGCTAGACCTCGCCTACACCTTGCCCGCTTCCACACCTTCCATCCCCGGTCTTGCCACCCCAGCCGAGCTCGATCTAGCCTTCACTCATCCCGCATCCACCCTTTCCATTGCCCCCATCACCACCCCGGCAGAACTCAATCTTGCCTTCGTCATTAACCAAGCCCTTATATCTGCTGGTGCCTTGTTAACCCCAGCCGAACTTGACCTAGCTTTTACTTACCCCACTCCCACCATTGTTATCGGTGGTGTCGTTATCACCCCCGCAGAACTTGACCTTGCATTCACATTCCCTGCTTTGTCCCTCACCATTGCCCCTACCACCACTCCTGCCGAACTCGACCTAGCATTCCTCTTCCCTCAAGCCATACCGTCTATTCCCGGCGATGTCGCCCCTGCTGAACTAGACCTTGCTTTCATCTATCCAGCCCCGTCTCTATCCATTGCTCCCACCGTCCTTCCTGCCGAACTGGACCTTGCCTTCATTTATCCTGCCCCCACCATCATCGTCGGGGGTGCACCAGTCATTGTTACCCCTGCCGAGCTCGATCTAGCCTTCACGTTCCCAGCTTCAACCTTGTCTATTGCTCCCACAGTTACCCCTGTCGAGCTCGACCTTGCCTTCACGTTCCCCGCCCTCTCTCTCACCATTGCCCCCACTACTTCCCCTGCTGAGCTCGACCTAACTTTCACCTTCCCCCTAGCCACCCCCATTGGCCCTACTCGTGTTCTCCCCGTCACCCTTACTACCGCCTTTGTTTTCCCCGCTCCCACCATCTCTGCCGGTGCTCTCGTAACCCCATCCGCCCTTGTCTTGGTCTTTGCCTTTCCCACCCCCACCGCTGGTGTTTTCGCCATCGGTGCCCTCATCCTCCCCCTCACTGCCAACCTGTCCGGCCACTTCCACAAGTCCTCTGCCGATTACCCCACCAACCTCATTCGCGCCACTGCCGACACCAATACCGGCCGCGCCACAGCTCGCACCGCTACCGATGGCGTCCTGACTGCCACTACCCTCTGATTCATGGCCTACACAGGCAACCCCGACAACATCAAGATTCTCCGGCCAAAGAGGCCCAGTCAGCGCAAGCCTGCACGCATCAAGCCCGATCGCCTCAAGTCTCGCATTGTGAAGTGTGACTTCATTGAATGTGAGGTGAGCTGGGAGGTGACCCCTGAACGCAGATCCAAGGGTGGTCGCCCTCGCCGGTACTGCTCCAACAGATGCACCCTTGCAGCCATGCGACGAGCCAAAATTGAGGGGGTTGACGCCACCCGCTCGGATTGTTTCGCTGACGGCTGTGATGTCCGGGTAGTTCACCCTCGCACGAAATGGTGCTCTGATGTGTGCCAGAAGCGCCAGACCGCCCGCAACCAACGCGAGAACGAACGCTACCTCAAATCCGGTGGCCGGGCCGGTCCCGGGTACGAGACCTTTGTGGAGAAGAAGTACCCCCTCAAGATCGAGGCCGGGGAACTCAACCATGTGGAAGTTGCCCTCAAGTCCAATGTCACCAAGGCCACAGTTTCACGCTGGATGAAGCGGTTTGAGGCTGACAAGATCATGGCCAACGAGCGGCGTGAGTGGACCTCTCCCGACTCTGGTTATGGCCTGACCCAATTCCTGATCGACAAAGACCCGGTAGCCCTCACTGCCAACTTCATCGACTTCCGTGACACCTACTTCCGCACCGCTCAGGGCAACCCCTACTTCACCTCTCCCTTCCACCGGTCCTGGATCCTCTCCATCATCAAATCCCTCCAGTCGGGTGGGGAGCTGATGATCTTGTCGCCTCCCCGTCACGGCAAGACCGACTTACTGATCCACTTCTCGGTCTGGCTCATCTGCCACATCCCCAACATCAACATTGCCTGGGTGGGTGGCAATGAGGAAATCGCCAAGGATGCGGTCGGGGCAGTCAAAGACCACCTCGAGGACAACGAGCACCTGATCCTGGACTTTGCTGGTCCCGGCAAGCAGTTCAAGCCTGCGAACCGGTCGGGCAAGTCCTGGGCCGCTAACGCCTTCACTGTCGCTACCCGCACAGTTACCGGCATCAAAAGTCCAACCCTGGTAGCCATTGGTCGCGGTGGCAAGATCCTGTCCCACGACACCGACCTCATTGTCCTGGACGACATTGAGGATCACCAGTCAACACTCCAGCCGGGCGCTCGCCAGGGAACCCGCAACTGGATGGTCACCACGGTTGGCTCCCGCAAGATGGAGCACACGGCCATTGTGGTAATTGGGTCTCGCCAGCACATAGATGACCTGTATGGCCACCTCCTGGACAACCCCGGCTGGGAGAAGATCGTTGAGGAAGCTCACGACTCTGACTGTGCTCTCGATGAGGAAGATTTCGACGCCCATTACGACTGCATGCTGTTCCCCGAAATGTGTTCCTACCGCTGGCTCATGTCTCGCCTCACTGCTGCCCTCACCACCGGGGGCCGCCACATGTACGAGATGGTTTACCTGAACCGGCCCATCGCGGAGGGCATGGAGATATTCAGCAAAGCCGCAATCGAGTCTTGCCGGGATGCCACCCGCACGCTCGGCATCCCCACCAATATTGGTCAGTCGTTGTACCTGATCGCTGGCCTTGACCCTGCCGCCACCGGCTACCAGGCTGCTGTCTTGTGGGGGCTCGATCTTGTCAACCGCATCATGTACCTGATAGACATAGACAACGAGCTGGGTGGTGGTGTCGCCAAGGCCCGCGCGATTATCAAACTCTGGCACAAGCAATACGACCTGGCCCATTGGGTGATTGAGGAAAACGCCTTCCAGTCCGCTATCCGCCAAGACGATGGGCTCAAGGATTACGCCCGCCTGAATGGGATTTACCTGGAAGGCCACATCACGTCCGCCCAGAACAAATGGGACGAGACGTACGGGGTCACCACCATGGCCCCCATGTTCGAGGATCAGCGCATCAACCTGCCGTACCGCGACAGTGCCGCCCAGGTCAAGTCCGACATGTACCAGCGCCAGCTCATCCATTTTGCCAAGGACGTGACCCAAACTGGCAAGCGCCGCAAGCAGGTGAACGACATTGTGATGGCCGGGTGGTTCCCCCTCAAGGTGTACCGCCGGAAAATCAAGGAGTTCCAGGCGTCAGCTCATGTAACCTACGAGCAGTCCTACGCCGGATACACACGATCGACTTGGGGTGAGGTGCCCTGGTAATGCATCCAACCATGAAGCGGTTTTGGTTCATCAACATGTGGGCGTACAACCCTGGTACCTGCAAATGGTGTGGGGCCAACGAAGGGCGTTGTTCAGAGTTGAATTGCTGGCTCACCGCAATGACAAACAACAACGGAATCTATAGGTGGTGGCACGAATAATGGTAGCAACTGCCGAACTGGCCATCCCGGTCGATTCCCGCGTCGAGCATGTCCTTGATCGCGTCAACTACCTCTACGACATCAACCAGGCCCAGTTTCCTGAGCGTATCCGTATCCGCTCAATCATCGACGGTGGAGCCCAGGGGATCAAAGCCTTGCTCGGTTCCCGCATCAAGATGTCATCGTCTGAATTGATCCCGGTCGCCAACCTGCTCGATTCGGGTCTCCGCAAACTGGCCCAGAAGCTCGGTCGCCGCCCCGACCTCCGTATCTTGCCGTTCGGTAACGAGGACTCTGAGACTGCCCGCAAGAACGCGGAGTTACGCGAACGTATTCTCACGGCCTATGACGAGGGTGACGCTCGCGAAATGCAGCTTCCCCAGGTGGGCCGCTGGCTACCCGGCTATGGGTTCGCAGTGTGGATCATCAGGGAGCGCATTGATACTAACGGCTTCCCATACCCATCAGCCGAACTGCGCGACCCCTTCGACGTGTACCCCGGTCCCTGGGGGCCAAACGCTCAGCCGGAAGATATGGCCATCATTCGCACTGTTCCGGCCCGATCTCTCGCACGTCGCTACCCCCAGCACGCTGCCAAGATCCTCGAGAACGCACAACACAAGCGTCAGTCCGGTGGTGCTGTCTTGCTCGGCCGCAACTCATCCACCAGGTCGTGGGACAACCAGTCCGGTGATGGGCTCCAGGTAGCTGAGTATTACGACACCGTGGGTACCTGGGTCGTCATCCCCGAGAAGCACCTGGTTGTCGATTTCGTGCCCAACCCACTCCACACAGGTGCACGGTTCGTCCTCGTCAAGCGGTTCGTGTTCAATCAGCTCCAATCCCAGTACGCCCACATTGTCGGGCTCATGGGGATGATGGCCAAAATGAACATCCTGGGCCAGATCGCGCTCGAAGATGGGGTATTCACCGAGACCAACGTGTTTGGGGAAATGGAAACTGGCCAGTACGAGAAAGGGCGCAATGCAACCAACTTCCTCTCACCAGGCACCCGGGTCGAGAAGCCGGTCGCCCAGATCCCCGTCCAGCTCTTCCAGCAGATCGACCGCATTGAACGGCAACTGCGCATTTCCGGTGGTTACCCCGTCCAGGACGATGGAGCCAACCCGGCCAACACGGCTGCTACGGGGCGCGGTCTTGAAAGGCTGGATTTCAACCCGTCTCTCGAAATCAGGGAGTACCAGACAGCTATAGCCAACGCCCTGGTCCGTGTCGACCGCAAGCTGCTGGAGTGGGACGAAACCCTGTACGCGGACCAATCCAAGCCTTTGGTCGGCCACATCAAGGGTGCCCCCTTCAACACGTCTTATACCCCCAAGACCGCCATCAACGGCAACTATCTGTCTCGCCGGATATACGGTGTGATGGCTGGATGGGACGAGCCAGAAAAGATCGTGACAGGGCTCCAACTACTCCAGGGTGAGATCATCGACACGGAAACCATGCAGGAAAACCTGGACGGGTTGGAAAATATCAGTGTCATCAACGAGCGGATCAGACTGAAAAAGGCCGAGCAAGCCATGTTCGACACGATCACCAATAACGCTATCAACGGTGACCCTGCCGCCAAACTGCTTCTGGCCGAACTGATCGAGTCTGGGGGCAAGAACTTCGCCCAGATCCTCAAGAAGTTCCTCTCCCCGGAAGAGCCAGATCTGTCCGACGATGAGCAAGCTTTCCTGGAAGCCCAACTCCAGGCCCAGCAAGGCGGCCAACCCGGCGCACCCCAAGGCCCACCCCCTGACGTGACAACGGTATTGTCACAGCTCCAGCAAGGTGGCGGGGTCGGTGGCGGGGGCATCCAGACGGTGGGTAGGTTGGGCTAATGGCACGATCCCGCAAGCGCCCAGCTCGCCCACCCGCTAACCCCGCCGTCGGTCGCTCCCTCCCCGGTGCCGCATCCTCGCGCACGGACGGTGGCGCAGGCCAACCCATACGTTCCTTCCCAGCTCAGTTCCAGGGCCAGCGGCAGCAACTTGCCAGCCAGCAGGCTGCCGCCCCCCTGGCCGCGGGCCAGCCCCAAAGCGGTGTCCCTGGGGCTGGTCCGCCATCTCCCTCACCCCTGCTCTCCCAGTCCGCTTTTCGCCCTACCGAGCTCCCCGACGAGCCCGTCACCACAGGTATCCCGTTCGGCCCCGGCGCTTCCGGTGCTGGCTCGCTCCCTCGCGACCCTGACGACTTGCTTCGTTCCCTCGCCCGCGTGTTCCCCCCCCCCCACCTTCTCTCCCTGCTCCGTACCCGCTAATGGCAGGTACCGGGATCCGACGCGTTGAGCGTTTCACCGTTGAGCGCTTCACCGTTCAGCGTGACAATGCGACCTTTTTCTTCACAGACTTGCAAAAAGATGTGGAGGACGCTCGCGAGATTGGTAGCAAGAAACGCCTCGCCGCCATCATGGATCAGGGCTTCTCTGAGATCGACGCTCGCAACATGGTGGCCATCATCCAGCGCTACCCGAACATCTCCAACGAGCTCCTAACGGCTCTGGGTATTGCCCGCGTCCCGGCTTCCAACCCGGAACTCCAATCTTTGGCCGAAACCGAAGCGCTCCACCAACAGAATCTGTGGGACGAGGCATACGGTGGGTTCAAGGCCGGGGTTCGTGGTGTGTTTGTGACCGCCCAGTCGCTTTGGGAAGAGGTGGTCGCCCGCAACTTCCGTGCCGGGGTAGCCGACATCTTTGACGTAGAGGGCACAGAAGGTCAGAACTTCTTTGACATCAGGGGCGGCCTCAACGCTGAACCGTCCCTCTCTGGTGCATCCGTTGGTGTCCGCGCTCTGGGCGAACTCTTCGGTGGCCGCAACGTCAACCTGGGTTCTGGTTTCTTCCCCAACTCGGATATCCCCCAAGAGTCCGAGCAGTTCAAGTTTCTCACCCAGCAGGGTTTCAACCAAGAAGATGCCCTCAACATTGCCTCCCAGGAGACCGGCCGCCCCATCACCCAGGAGTTCATCCAGGAGTCCGAACAACTCCAGTTCAACGGCACCCCCATCTCTCCCGGTCGCCAGGTCGCCCACACCCTCGCTCTCCGCCCTGGCTCATCCGGTTTCAACATCCTCAGCGGCTTGACTGATCTCTCTGCCCAGGTGGTGCTCGACCCGGTATCCAGGGTTGCCAAGTTTGCCAAGGGTGTCAGCATTGCGCGCCGGTCGATACAAGGTACATCGGCTACCCCCATTGCTGGATCGGGTCAGCTCCGTGGCATCGGCCGCCTCGGTATCCGCCCCAACACCGTTGACGAGTTTTATAAGACCAAGCGGGGTCGCAACTTGGTGAAAGCTCTCCGTAACGAGACCGATATCGACTTCCTGGCTGAGCGGCTTGGCACCAACAATCGACGCTTTCTTCTCGATCTGGCCGACGCCACCGATGATCCCACCATCCAGAACATCTTGCGCAACGGGACCGCGCTCGAGACGGTCAAGGCTGGGCTGGAACCTGGTCTCACCCCCGGCGGGCTCGGTCGCACGATCGGTACCCGCACTAACCTGCTCCCCAGTGCCCGCGGTGGCAAGCTCTCATCCCGGTTCGTCCGTGACGCTGACACCAACCCGCTAACTCGCCTTCTCAAGAAAGAAGCTGGCACCCACCTCGACGCCACCGATATGGACACCACCTTTGGCACGCTCCGTGATTTCATGTTCAACGCAGGGATCGAATCGCAAACTCGCAATCGCATCTTGCGCGATGTGGCCAAGCTGGAAGTAGGCGACAGGTTCGGTCTCCAGCAGGCGGCCGGTGAGGCGTTTGAGTCTCTATCCATTTCAATGGGCCGCAAGGGTGTGCGCAACGAACTGCTCGAGGATCTTTTCCCCGCCTGGGCACGCCACCACGTCGACGCAGAAGATCTGATTGCCGACGCCACTGACCCGATTGGCGGTCTCGGCCGCAAGTCGTTCAACACCCCTGATGGCCCCCAGATCCTCCCTGAGCCTGCCCTGGTTGCTGAGATGGCTGCCCGCTCTATTGTCTTGCCCCGGCCTGACCAGCTCCGCCGTGCCATCTCTCCCCTGGTCAACGTATTCGATGGGATCAATAGCCTGGCGAAGTCGGTCCCGATCCTGCGCAATGTGGCCCGCGACTCCATTCTCCGCCCTGGTGCGATTGCCAGCGTGAATGACAAGTTCATGTCACTCTGGAAGGGGCTCATTCTCCTGCGCCCGGCCACCGCTGCCCGCATTGTCGGTGAAGAGCAGATCCGCCTGGCCTCTTCCGGCATGGACAACGTATTCACCCACCCTCTGTCCTACATCTCCCACCTGATGACCAAATCGGGCAAGGGGTCTGGTCTCACCGATGATCTACTCGGCAACACATTCTCTGAATCCCTCAAGTTCCGCTCGGTCCACTCCCGCACCAACCTGGAGTGGCGGGGCATCGAGCCAGCCCATATCTCCGACAACGGTGCCGACCTGATTCGCCGTGGCGAGACCGAGCACGTTGGGATCTGGACCAAGGATATTGTCACCCTGTCGAAAGACCCGATCGCTGGTCGCATCCTCAGGCTCGGCCCCGACGAATCTCTCGATTCGGTGAAGGCATGGTTGGTCAACTCGTCGGAAGGTCGAGCTCAATTGCAACAGCTTGTCGGCACCAAGGCCGAAGCTGCCCGTCTGTTCCAATCACCCGATGCCATCTCCCGTTACGTGGACAACCTGGCGGCCAAGATCCAGATAACAGCCGGGGGCAACGTCGAGTTCGTGGGCGAGATCACCGATGGGTTCTGGGATTTCGCCAACGCCACCCGCGGCGACACCGGGCTGCTCGAGATCATGGGATCCGGTGCCGACGAAGCTGCTCAGGTTGCCCGCCGTG